GTCTTCACCGATAATTGCATATTGCATACCATCTGATTTTACTTCTCCAAACTTAAATACTTTTTTAGAGAGTATGCTTCTCTGGAATGTCCCCTCTTGTTCTGATTCTGGGTTGAATCCCTTATCAAATTTAATTCCTAGTGGGTGAGAAACAATGATGTCACCTGGTTGTGCATGAATTCCTTCCAACCACTCACCCTTAAGAATTAACTTCCTGAATCTTTTAAATCCAGATACAAGAATTCGTGCTCGCTCTGTTGCACTAAACTCTTGAGGATCGATAACATATTCTGCTTCCCATCCCATCTCACCAAGTCTCCCAGGCTCACCATATCTAATATTGGTAATTAGATCATGCATTTTCCTATCAATGTCCTCTCTGTTGAATCCAGACATAAAAAGTGACTTTAATCCTACAGCAAGGTAACTCTTCTTACTGTAATATGGGACAATGAATGGACAAAGGTTTATTTGCTTACCGCCCGATATATAGGGAATTTTGATTTGTAGTTTGTCACCAGGTTCAAACAATTCCTCATCGGTAAAATAACCCATTTCCGATAAATACTTATCGATAACTTGCATTAGATTGACACAATTTTGATTATTATAGCATGGACTTAAAGGTTAATCTTTATTACATATTTGTATCAACACGATACGTTGACATGCAACTATTCCCTATATAGAATTTATAAGCAACCGTAGCACTGTGCCTTAATGGATCCATCTACTACATATACATCTTCTCTTCTTGGAGTTTATTTTCTCCTTTTGGTTATTGTGCTAATGATAGCATATGGTGGAGTAGAGGGTACGTTGAGAGTCTTTGCATATCTAGATCTTCAATTTAGATTTGCCATGGTCAAAATTCGGATGTTCTTCATTGAGAGGAAACTGAGAAGGAGACTTATTAAAGACACGGAATACTACACTAAACTCATAAAGGAGATTCAAGATGACCAACGATAGGGAATTCTCCGACCTCAAACTTGAGAGGAAGGAATGTCCTAAGTGTGGTGCAATCTGGATAAACGGAGAGCACAGATGGTCTGGAACAGGTAACAAGGGAAACGAGTTGGACCTTGCGGGATTGATATGTAACAATTTGGGTGACCACCAATGTATTAATCCTAAAAAAGGTATGGATGGTGGAGATACTTGGGCAAAGCGTTTAGAAGACCTTGAGAAAAAGAGTGAGCAAAGTGATGTCAATCTTTAAGAAACCACCCCCACCAGCACCATTGCCAGACTATGCAACCAAAGAAGAAGTACAGGAGATGATTGATGCTGCAATACGCAAACATAATCGTAATGCTTCAATTATCTCTATGTGTGTTGGGTGGGTTGTTCTTGCACTTTTTGCTGAGGGTTTGCTTCGACTTATTGGAGTGATACCACCATTATTCCCATGGCTGAACATCACATTGTAGAGTGGATTGGAGTTGTAACTTTGTTTCTATTTGGAGTGACTATGATTATTCAGGGTCACTTCATTGTTACTGGGAAACATGGTTACAAACACACTGAACGTGAAAAGCAAAAAATGGAAAGTACTCGTAAACAAGTAGAAGAATTACTTAAGAAAAAATGAGTCCAGAAGAGAAGAGGGAATTTTACAAATCTTTGAGAGAAAGAGTGCATCAGTTGAGGATGGGACATCTCTTTGAAGAACCATGCCCACTTTATGAACCTGAATGGGATGATAGTATTTGGGATTGCAGACTAACCTACGATCATGATGAAGAAGATGCCGCTTAATGAATTTTGGGAGTTTGTCTCCTACATGATGTATCTCTACGTCGCTTGGATGAGCGGCATTCTTTTGGGATATGTTATCCGTAAAATGGAAGAATAAATAATCAAACACTTTTTTAAAGATAATGTTTGTTGATCCTAGTCTTAGTAGAATAGATACTTCGATCTTCACTGATAATTATGGACAGATCAGAGAAGATTATATAAAGATGCGTAATTATGATTTCTTTATTGATTATTCTCATACGTATGATCTGACAGCAAACCCTGGCGATGATTTTCTGGGTTTTACACCAACTCTAACTCCAGATAGTCCTTGGAAGGTATGTCCTCTCATATTCAATAGGAGAGATATTAACAGAACTCCAAAGTTGTGTAGAGAGTGTTTTACTACGGAGTTACTTTTAAATCAACCTATTCAACCAGTACTAGCAGTTTTCTCTATCTTAGAACCAGGAGTAGAGTTAGAACCACATAGTGATGGAGATCAGAGAATTGATCCTAATTATGCAAATTCTAGTGTAATTAAGTTCCACTTTGCTCTGGATGTTCCTTCTGACGGAGAGTGTGGTTTAGTTGTCAATGATGAGAGAAGAGTATTAAATAATTCAGATCTTAATTTGTTTGATGAGAAGTTGTCTCCTCACTATGCATATAACCAATCGGCATCTCGTAGAGGTGTGCTAATCGTCTCTTACATTAGAGACGAGGTATTGACAGAAGTAGGTTAATACGATACAATAACTGAGTGACGGGATGTAGCTCAGTTTGGTAGAGCACTCGCTTTGGGAGCGAGATGCCGCAGGTTCAAATCCTGTCATCCCGATTTTTTATATAATCTTTTGTCACAGATGTACGTAGAAAAGTATAAGACTGCTGAACCCGTAATTCAAGGAACGCATAGAATTGCAGAGCAACCTCTTGTTTATTATCGGGAAGTCATTCCATCAAAGATCATTGATGTAATGGTAGAAGAACTTCGCGAGATGGAAGAGTTTAATGTTCCATTTGAAGATGCTGAAGTTGGCGGTGATCGTTTTGGTAAGATGGATCATACCGTTAGAAATTCAAAATTAAATTGGTGGTCTGAAGAGCATTGGTCAACTAGTGTAATCTCTCATTACATTGGACTTGCAAATAGAAAGTATTGGGAGTATGACCTGAATCTTCTTGAGAGTGTTCAGATATCTGTTTATAATAAAGATGGTCATTATGATTGGCATAGTGATTATGGTACTTCTACCAATGGGCAGTTCACTAGAAAGTTAAGTGCTAGTGTTCTTGTAAGTGAACCTACAGATTATATTGGTGGAGATCTTGAGTTTATTGACTATCATGGCAATATAGTAAAGACTCCTAAAGAAAAAGGAACTATTATTGTTTTTGATTCTAGAATTCCTCATCGTGTAACACCTGTAACTCATGGTAGACGAGTCTCTCTTGTAACCTGGATGTACGGACCTAAACTGAAATGATCACACACCCTTGGCCAAGATTTACAAAAGAAGGATTTAAAAAGACAAAGGTCCCTGATGACCTTTATCTTGATATGGCAGTTGCATACAATCAAGCAAGATTCACTGACATTCAGCAAGACTATTACTACGAAGAGCACTATGGTCATTCTGTTGCTGGTGGATCAGTTGCAATGTATGACAATCCAAGACCATTTTATTTGAGAGCAAATATACAACAACATATCTTCCGTCGTTGGGCAAAAAGACTTCAACCAATGATGGAAGAATGGTGTGGCGAAGAACTTGAGTTTATTCAGGGTTATGGAATACGCTCATACATGAGAGATTCTATCTTGTGTGTTCATAGAGACGAAATTCAAACTCATATCATTAGTCTTATTGTTCATATTGATGAATATCCTGATGTCAAATGGCCATTGGACTTCATTGATCATGAAGGAAAGCATCATGAAGTAACTTTTGATAAGCAAGATATGCTAATGTATGAAAGTCTTTGTGTTCATGCAAGATCTACACCATTCATGGGTGAATACTATAGAAATATGTACTTCCATTGGTGCCCAGTAGATTGGGATCCTTCCCCATATGAAGAAAATACTTTGAGATATAAAACTATTCAGGAGGCACTAGATGAACTTTGAAGTATTTACTGTGAAGGAATGGGAAGAAAATTGGGATGAGTTATTTGCCAGGGTTGAAGATGGTGAGACTATAGGAGTCGTTACTGAGGACGGTTACACAGCTGTCATGGTGCCTGCCGACGATGAGATAGTTCGATTGTATACTGAACACGACGAGGCATGTTAGTCATGGGACTGTCGCATATTGGTTAATGCGCTCTGCTTATAACGGAGTCAATCGGGTTCAATTCCCGACAGTCCTACCAGGGGGATTAGCAATCTGGTGAATGCAGCGAACTCATAATTCGCCTAAGGAGAGTTCGATCCTCTCATCCCCCACTTGACGTAATAACGTCATACTAGTAAAATACTATTGTCAACA